CGCGCGTGTGTGGGTGGCTAGATGCTAGTTGCGAGCGCGCAATGTGTTAGTCCTCCCCTTCGCGTCACATTGACGACAATGTTCAACAGATTGTTGAATCTGAACGTGTTCAGCTTGGTTCTCGTCACACTGACGCTAACTATGTATGACTATGCGGGCGCCTGTATACCTATGCATCAACACACGAGCACGGATCCGGACATGTCCTGCCACACACGCACAGGTCAGCCCAAGATTCCACACACTCGCACATGTCGGACATGGGAGAAAAAACTGGACATCTCATCAGATCTCGACCCCATGGTTTTAAACTGGCGTCGCGGGGGTGTGTGTGAGACCCCTCAAAAATGCACCATATTCTCAGTAAGGGTACCCTAAGCTCAGAGCTGTGTCAGGACCAAAACCGCTGAGACTGCTGGCAGTACTTGCTAAATCGTTCAGCGAGCCTGCTACCCTGTGTAACCGAAACCCCCAAAATCTATACACTCTCCGTATAACTTTGGTAAAGTTTTGGTAACATCTGCTCTGGGACCGGACGAACCGTCGAGATACCATGGCTATCTATATATAGATACTACAAACAAACCAAGAGGCCCCTCCAGGGCCTCGTAGAGTACTGCAGCTTAACTACACAATGGAGAGGTCTGTTCTCTTCCAGAACCATGCCTCCTCCACCGCCCATACTCAAACTCTTACGGAGCCCCTTGAGGGGGCTCCTAGAACATCCCCAGTCCCTTACCAGGGAATCCCTTCCGCCCCCGTAGGGAGCCCTTCAGGGGCTCCCGTAGAGGATGCAAGTTCTCTGTCCACCTGCGCAATACTGTGCACACTGTCCTTCGGACATTACCGCACGACCGTGCGCATATATATAATAAGCAGGTGTTATATGGCGAGAGTCATCGCTGGTGCCAAGGAGATGAGCACCAAGCAGAAGAAGGAGACGATCCTCGCCTACATGCAGTCGGGCCTCTCTCAGGCCCAGGCTGCTCGTGACTTGAACATCCTTCCCCAGACGATCTCGTACTGGCGGAGGAGTGATGACGAGTTCCGCGCAAGCATGAACCGCATCAAGCTGATGAAGACCGAGACCGGTCAGGCTGAGGCTCGTGAGGGTATGCCGGACTTCCCGGAGTTCTGCGAAGAGTATCTCGACACCAAGCTCTTCTGGCATCAGCTCCAGTGGTACGACATCCTCGAAGGCAGGGACCCCAGGGACCTGCATGCTTCGCAGTACTACCACAAGGGCGATCCCGGCATGGTGATCGTCAACACTCCTCCCGAGCACTCGAAGTCCACGACGATCACGGTGAACTACTCGACCTGGCGTATCTGCCAGGACCCGAACATCCGTATCATCATCGTGTCCCAGACTCAGGAGATGGCTAAGCGATTCCTTCGGGCGATCAAGGATCGCCTTGCTGGAGCCAACCCGGCCTACAAGAAGCTGCAGCTTGAGTTCGCCCCTGATGGGGGCTTCGACGCCAACAGCTCTTCTTGGACCGCTGACGCGATCTACGTCAACGCAGAAGCCCGTGACTCTGGTGAGGCTACTCCCACTGTCCAGGCTCTCGGCATGAACGGTCAGATCTACGGTAACCGTGCCGACCTGATCATCCTTGACGACACCGTGACAGGAAAGAACGCCCATGAGTTCGAGAAGCAGATCGACTGGATTCAGCGAGAGGTCATCAACCGTCTCTCTTATCCCGGAGGCACGCTTCTCCTTGTGGGAACACGCCTTGCCCCTGTTGAACTTTACAGCGAGATCCAGAAGCCTGAGTGGTATGGCCAAGACGAAGAGAGTCCTTGGACTTATCTCACTCAGCCTGCCGTACTGGAGTTTGCGGATGATGTTGATGACTGGAAGGTGCTCGCACCTTGGACGAACCGACCGCCTGTATCTCTGGGTGCACGAAGGCTTGTCGAGGCAAATAGCGAAGGTCTTTACCCCTGGCACTCAGGACGCGCCCTAGCGCGTCGCAGGGCTACCTCAAGCCCTCAGAACTGGGCGATGGTCTATCAGCAGGAGCAGGTGAGCAGTGACCAGATCTTCAAGACCGAGAACGTCATCGCCTCGATCGATGGCATGCGAGCAGCAGGACTCATGCAGCACGGAGCCCCAGGGCACCGAACGCACGGTATGGATGGTTTGCATATTGTCGGGGGTTTCGACCCCGCAATCACTGGACACTCTGCTGCGATCATTCTCGGAATTGATCGAGCGACTGGGGTTAGATGGGTCCTTGACGTATGGACTCGTGCCAACTGCAAGCCCGACGACCTCTTCGGCAAGATCAAAGAATGGACCGTCAAGTACCACGTAAACGAGTGGTGCATCGAGAAGAACGCGATGAACCTGATGGTCACACAGAACCGGGACCTTCGTAACTTCCTCGGCACCAGAGGGTGCCTCCTTCGGGAGCACTTCACGGGCAATAACAAGAACGACATCGACTTCGGTGTTGCTTCCATGTCGATGCTGTTTGATGGTGCGACCGAAGGTAAGGGCCTGATCCGGCTTCCGAGCCGGAGCCAGGCGGAAGGCGTGAAGATGCTCGTGGAGCAGCTCACCACCTGGTTCCCTCAGACCAAGGGCAAGCACGACACCGTGATGGCTCTGTGGTTCGCAGAGACCCGAGCGCGAGAGCTTGTGAATCAGATCGAGTCCGTGTTCCACCTCTCGAACGAATTCCAGTCGGCGCGTGACAAGGAACGTCGCGTGACCGTTGACCTCGACTATCTCAGCACGGCCGCTTCTGCGGCCGGGAACTCCTGGTGGCAGAACTAATGGATCGCAAGTGGTTTACTGACATCGACGAAGACTCGGTGTCCGAGTACCGTTGGGCGCCTTTCATTCAGGTGACCGGAGGGGTTCACCAGCTCGACGGGATCTGGTTCAAGTCCGAAGAGGACTGTGAGCGATTCATCGTGGAGGAGATTCTCTGATGGACTACGTATCCCGAGCAGAACTCGGTTGGCCTGCTTCGGCGGCTCCTGATCAGGCTGTCCCCGTGAAGGGTTTCAAGATTCACTACGAGGGCACTCCGGTGCCCGTCGTAGAGCACAGCAAGTGTGCCGGTCGCTGGACTGCGATCCGGAACTCGCACTTGGCAAACACGGCAGAAGGGTACTCGGATGTCGCATACAACTGGGCTGTCTGCAATCACGGCACGGTCTATGAGGGTCGGGGCTGGGGCAAGCAGACTGGAGCCAACGGAAGCCAGACCCTTAATCGAGACGTAAACGCCATTCTCTGGATGGGCGGCACTTCTGGGGTCGTAACCCCCAGCGCTGCCGCAGTGTCTTCGATTAAGGGGTTGATCCGAGATCTCCGCCTCAAGGGAGCGGGCACCTTCATCGGTGGGCACCGGGACGGTTACGCGACCTCGTGCCCTGGTGATGCGATGTATTCCCTTGTGAAGTCCGGCAAGCTTGAACCCGACGTACCCAAGGAAGAGGATGATGTGTCTCTTGACCGAAACGACGCTGTAACCATCTGGGGCTATAAGACCACGGGCGAGACCCGTGACGCCTACTGGTTCCAGCGGGATACCAACGCACTCGTCGGCAAGCTCCGAGCCGAGGTAGCTGCGCTGACAAAGCTGGTCAACCAGCTACTCGCCAAGTAATCAAGGAGGTGCCATGCCTAGGACCATCGAAGAAATCACTCAGCGAGTAGAGTCTCTCAGGCGTGCTTCCGCTGATCGTGACCAGCGTTGGAACAACGTTCACGACGTTCGGTCGGGCGATATCGACACAGTCATTCCGGGGTCTATGCCCGATGCCTGGCCCAAGCCTATCGTTGCCAACCTGATCGATACTTCTGCTCGCGACACGGCAGAGGTCATGGGCACGATGCCCAGCATCAACTGTTCCACCGGAACGATGACCTCGGACCGATCCAAGAAGTTCTCCTCCAAGAAGACCAAGGTAGCCAACTACTACGTTCAGGCTTCGGGCCTGAACGCTGGACGACAGATCGTAGCGGCCGATCACTACGGAACCTATGGCATGGTGCTGTATGTGATCGAGCCGAACTTCGAGGAGAAGCGCCCGCACATTCGGGTCGAGAACCCGATGGGCGTGTATCCCGAGTTCGACATGTTCGGTCGGCTCAAGTCGTACACCAAGGTGTACAAGGAGCCTGCGATCCGGCTGGTTCAGAAGTTCTCTCACATCCCCAACCTCCTCCGCCTGCTCCAGGGAAACAACACAGGACGTGGCCCTGAGGCTGGCTGGGCGGAGCGAGACATCGAGCTGGTGAAGTACGTGGACGATGAGCGCATGCTCATCTACATGCCGAACCACGGCAACATCGCCTTGATGAACGAAGAGAACTTCCTCGGCAAGGTCTACGTCTCGCCGGGCAAGAGGCCCGGCGAGACGTAGAC